CACTAAAGGTTTCTGGTTGTTACGTTTAATAAAACATACTGGTTCATAGTCACCAGAATTTTCAGTTGCTTGTTCGTATGCTTTCCATATGTTTAAACTCTCTTGGTTCTTACACTCTATTGAATACGGAAACTTTTCTCTCGCTGCACGGGCCATTATGAGGTCTTCTCCACCAGCACCCATACTGCGAGATTCTATATCTTCTGGATGGACTTCTAATTGTTCTATAAGTTGATCTCTGACCCATTGCTGAAACCGTCTGCCCTTAGCTTTAGCACTTTGAGTTTTCATTTTATTTTTACTTCATTCATCTTCGTCATCATATCCCACAAGTTCTACTTCGTCTTGATACTCATCATCTTCTAAAGTGCAACCACAAAAAGTGCAATATTCCATAACATAATATCCTTCATTTAAATTATGAACAACTTTATACTCTGCTTCACATTTTTCACATACAATTAATTTCATTGGATTTCACAGAATCCAGCACTACAAGCAAGTTCTTGAGAAGCAATAGTCATATCTGTTTTCTCATAGTCTGATAATTTACTCCACTCTACATTTTTAGGCATCTTACTAAGAAGAACTTCATATTCCTCTTTCTCACAATCTTGATAAGGTGCTTGTTTATATGTATGCTCTGAAAATGGAAGGAAACTAACACCACTCATATAATCAAAATGCTCATAGACCCATGCTCCTACATCTAACCATTCATTTTCTCTGACAGAAATAGTGACAGAAGGTTTATGCTCACACCAATGTTCTTGATAAATTTTCCAAAGTTCTAACTGTTTGATAGCACTTATATCGGTACGAAAAACTGCACTTTCTTCTACCTTTATAGGGAAAGAAAATACAGAAGTATGACTTGGATTTGTTGTATCATCCTCTACAGGAAATCCAGCATCTCTCATCATCTTTGTAAGGGGGTCTTTCTTATCCCCACGCACTGTACGAATATAGTATGGATTATGCCGTGCATGAATGCCAGATGCGGCGTCTACCAACTGACTGACTGTCCCTGACGGTTTAACACAGGTTACAGCAACAGACTGATTTATACCAATCTTCTTTGCTAGTTCAGCATTAATCTTCACTGCTTCTTCTTTCAGAGTAACTAACAGTTTATCCAGATCTCTTGCTTTACCATTTGTCAAAGAACAGTCCATAATACCTGTAAGGGACACCCCTAAAAGACGTTCCTCTTCACAGTTCTTTTTCCATGAAGAGGATACATACTTGAAGTTCACAAGTGTGGATTGGAATGTACCAAGAATAGAGGCAAGTCGTACTTTCTTTAAAAGTGTCTCTTTTGTATCTGATACACGAACTACTACTTCAGATAGGTTACAAAATTCTCGATTTCTTAGGATAATCTCAGAACAAGGATTGGTGCCAAATTGGTAATCTTCTGTGTTGCGTCTACCATTTTTAGATGCCATCTTAACTGCACTCTCACGGTTAAAAATACCTCGTTCACCAGATTTAGAATCGTATAGTGCCTTCCATTCATCCATGAATACACCTATATCTGGTTTCTCTGTATAACATGCAGAGTTGTTTGCCAGAGCACGTTGTGGTTCTGTAGTCCACCATTGACCAGACTTTGCGGCTCGCATACGATCATCAGACACATTTGATAGACTGATTAATGCAGACCTACGAACTCCTCCAACAACCACAACCTCTGCAATCTTACAAACAATATCATGTGCTTCAATAGAAGTAAGTTTTCGTCCATAGGCATTCTTAAAAATTGTAACGGTGAAATTGAATAGGGATTCTAAAGGTTCTGGACCTGATGCTCTACCACCAAAGGTTTTTAGGGGAGAACCAGCTGGACGAATTTTGGATAAATCCCAACGAGGAATTTGTCCGATATATAACATTCCGACCAATTCTTTAAGTGCCTTTGCCCAACCCAACTTGCTATCAGCAACAATGATAGTAGTATCAGAATCAAAAAATTCTTCTGCAACATCTGGAAGTTTAGTAACATATTGACGTTCAACACTAAATCCTACACCAGTGCCGTTCATTAAAACGTAAAGAATTTCATCAAACGCTTGTGGACGATCTACTGCAACATAAGAACAATTATATCCTGCAATATTTTCACGTTTTAGTGCCTCTCCAGCAGTCATAAGACATCTCATGGAAGGCATAATTCCCTGAGATAAGACTGCTTCTTCTAACTCATCCCTTAGAGATTTAGTCAATTTGTAATTATGCATTTCTTTTAAATGCTCAGTGAAGAAATCAAAATATCTTCCTACTGTTTCATCCCATGTTTCTCTTCGTTCTTTTTCTGGCAACCACCTTGAATATCTTGATAAGTGTATAAATTCTTGGTATGATGTTGGTAGGTAGTTGTTAGGCATTTATCTTTCTCCATCCTGCAAACCTTAATTGGGCAGCTGTGCCGTAAAAGGTATTATCTGTTATAATTTCTTGTATTTGGGATTTTGTATATCCATGAATAATCATGTCGTTTATATCTTTCCAATTCATATGATCAGGCCACAATGCAATCTTGTGTCCCTTTTTAATTTCTTTATCTATTTGTTTTAACAATTCCTTATTTCTAGGTTCATTGTCAAAAATTACTGTAAAATCACAATCCATTAGAGGAACATCTGCTCCTGCTACGGCAATACAGTTGTCTAAAAATAAACTGTCAAGTGGTCCCTCAACCACATAAACATGTTCTCTCTTATCAACCCGATCTAAACCAAAAATCTTGTCTCGATCTTCTAACTTAATGGTTATGTACTTAGGTTGTTCTTTTCCGAATGCTCTCCCTTGATATGCGAATACCTCTCCTTGTTCATCCCGAAACGGTATTAGCAACCTTGGATGATCTCCATCCAAGGAAGGGAATTTATTTGGTATTAATGTATTTGTGAATTTGTAAAATGACTCACATAGATATAGGTCAGAGAATGATTCGGATGGTATAAGTCTTTCTTCAATAATCTTTCTTGCTGGATGATCTGTGGATAAGTCTGAAATAGACTTGAGATTTTTAAGGACACCTTTTTTACGAAAGATTGGTTCATCGAAAACAAACTCTGGTTCTGGAGTGATATGATCACTGCCTGTTTTATATCGTTCTAATATATAGTCATTATAAGTTTTTGAGTCTAGATACTGAATCAATTTTCCCAGAGTCGTACCGACCCCACAATTATGACATTTGTAGAAGAGGTCATTCTTCTTACGATAAACAAATCCCCTTGCCTTTGTGCGAGATTTCTGTGAATCTCCACAATAGGGGCAACGAAAATTCCATAGAAAATCTCCCTTCTTCTTAAATTGCTGAAGAAATGGAGATATAAGACTGACGTATTTAACGTCTATATACTGATCCATTACATTATAATATACTAGTTAAGTCAAAATGTCAAGAGATAATCATAAATTTATGCAATAAAAATCCAGTAACAATAGATCCACCAATAATTAACCATCTCCATTTTTCTAACACACCTACTCTGGCAGTAAGATCGTTACGTAATTTTTGAATTTCTTTATTTTGTGCCTCATGTTGGGCAGAAGCAGCGGTCATGATTTCTTTAGTATTAGTAGTAATTCTGGAATGCAATTCATCTATTTTCATTGTAAGTTCTAATCTACGAGTTTCTATTAATCCTTCTGCATCAAGAATTGCATCTTCTTGTCTTGCTATTTTTTCCTCATGTACAGCAAGCATACGATGTATCGAATTGGAAACATCGGTCAATTTCTCTATTGCGATATCCAATCTTTGAAATACTCCTTTTCGGTCATGTATTTCTTTTTCAAGGAGTTTGACCTTTGTTTCCAACTCTACCATTTACTAGTCTTTCTTTAACATAGACCAGATGCCCCAAACAAGAGCACCCCAAAGAATGACTTTTGTCAAAGGAACAGCAAAGAACAATACTGCAACAGCGGCAGCGACAACTATTGCTCCTTGATGACTTGATCCTTCAACTACACGTTCTGAAATCCAATTGCTAATCATTTAATTCTCCTTTTCTAGTTGATTAATTCTGGCTTCTAATTCGTCAAGTTTCTTTGTAACATTAGGATATTTTTTCTTCCAATTCTCTTCATCCTGTAAAACCTTCAACCCCAATTTCTTGGAAGCCCATGTCGAAACATTGTCAACCTTTTTATAAAACCATATACCAAGTTTGGTATCAGCAAACCAACTGTCGGTGGCATTACCTAAAATGCTCCCTGCTATACTGCTAATTATCCAAAACCACATTTATCCACCTACCATAAGCAAATATGATCCAATCGCAGAACATCCAGATAAACACACCGTTGCTCCGATCAAAAATATTATCGTTAATAATTTACTCATTATTATCCTTTCGATAATCGAGATGTTATAATTTGTTCTATTTTAGGTAAAAATCTAATTCCACTATAACCAATTAAAAAAGCAATAGCAGGGCCCCATAGCATATCTAAACCCCAATGTTTCATAATGGGGGGAATAAAGAACTCCGCAGCGATCCAACCAACTGCTATTGCTATAGCAATATCTTTCACTCCCTTCCAACTGAATTTTTTCTTTGTTAATACATTTGCAGCGCCACCTATTCCAGCACTTGCAATACAGCAAGTTTTTGCTCCTACTGCCAAAATTATTGCTTCTAACATTTTTCCTCTTTCCTTTCCTTTCCTTTCCTTACTTTATCTTGTGGTTCAATTCGTTCCTTTGCCTCATCTAGATATTGAGTAAACTCCCAATCCCATATCCAAGGAAGTAACCCATGCACAAACATAACAACACCCATACACCATGCTTCTTTGGATTCATTCCATGCAAATTTTAAGTGAGCAAAATAGGACATACCTACGTCTTTAGGATGTTTATAATTTAAAAACCCACGGTCTTTTTTACGATTATCGATCATGGGCCTTTTGCCTGATGATCATTACAACACTCACATGGATTTTCTACCGTACATTCACAAGGATCACATGTACAATGAGTATTAGTACACTGTTCATTGTCGCACATTTCTTTCTCCTTTATTTAATTTCCTTGACATTTTTCTTTTTAAAGATTACTATGCCAGTTGCTACATCGTCACTGACTGCACCATGATATCCTTTTTCCTCCAACATCATTGACAACATGGCCGCAAACATTTTATCATTCCCTGCATGTTGTTGTGGAGCAAATCCCATAACTGCTTTAACATCTATCCAATCTTTATCCCCATCAGTCATACCACCAGCATCAACTATTTTAAGGTTGGATTTGAGTTTATATTTCTTTACCACACCACCAGCACCCTGTCGTTTTGCAAATGCAGAGGCCATACCTTCAGTCCATGTAAGATAAATTCCCTGACCTAAAACGCCCAGACCAGTACCTTGTCCTCCTCTACCCACACCTCTATAGAATATACCTTTATTCTTTTTGTAGATATAGTTCCACATAGATGCTTCTTTAAGATGTTGCTTAAAGGTTTTCATCATTTTTCCTTTGATGCTGGACCCCAACCAAACATTCTAACAGACCAATACGCTGGATATTTCTTCCATGCTGGTATAGAAGGTTCAGAAGCATCCATTCCTAAAAGCAAAACCTTGTCTGCGATTGCTCTTCCTTTGCTCCACGTTTCTTTATGTACAGATTTAGTTTTTGGACCAATTTCTCCAAAACTTGTATTATAAAAACTACGTAACGATGCATACAAGTGATCATGGATAACCGCTGCTCTTGCTATATCCCAAGGAGCAATGATATTCCATACAATACGTGGCACAGAAGCAAGATCAGTTTTCATTCCTTTTTTACAAGAAATTCTCCCCGATTCTGCTATATTAGCACCTATTTGTTTAAGTGTAGAAATTTCTGCGTCTGTTAAATCATCTGTTTTAAATGACAACCCTTTCTCCAATTCCCAAGTCTTAGGTGGAGTAAATTCAGCAACAATTTTTCCGTTAAATTCTCCCATTACTTTTTATCCTTTGTCTCTACCTTTTTCGGACTCAATGCTTTCTCATAGTATATAATAATCTGTTTTTGTTGATCGATATACCTCTTAATTTCTGCCATGTCTACGGCAAGTGTTTCATAATCCTTTACACTAATAACATAAGCAACTAAAGGATCACCATTCTCTTTTTGAAACCTCTTCTTAAACTCTGCAAAATTCTCTTCTGTCACCACATACCAATGTATGTTTGCTAAATCTAATTGCCGTGGTCTGTTCTGTAGAGGTACATTCCTCTCAACTTCTACAGTCTTGACCTCAATCGTTTTTAACGGGTTCCAAGTAGAGCAACTACTTACTAATAGGGACAGCAGTAAGAGACTCGAAACTTTCCAATAATCTTTTGCTTGCATTGTTTATCTTCCTCTCCATAATAGCAGGCTTTTGGGAACTCAATTTAGTAAGGTTGTGTTTTCTCAATTTACCAAGCAACGTGTTCTTATAGTCGTTTGCTTTATCCAGACTAGTATGTAGTTCACTATTTAGTTTCTCATACTTCTTTGCATCTGCTACAAGAGTATCTATAGTCTGTTTCTGTGTCTGTGCGGCGACTTCCAATTTGGCACTATTCTCTGTAAGGGTGGCAATACGTGCTTGAGTGTCCTTATAGTAGTAATAGGCACCATAACCTACACCACCAATTAGACCCAAAACAAGCAATAACATATAAACTTTAAGCATATTTTATCTCCCTCGTTGGAGTAAGTATTGTTATTTGAAATTTCCAACTTCCTCCAGCACTGACAAAACTTTGTCCACTATGCAAATAATGACTTCCCCAAGATACTACCTTTCCTATAGGCAATGGTATTTTCTCTTTAACCGTTAATCCTAATGACGATGCTTTATCTATTAAATGGTCTAATCCTTCATGTCCTTCAATTGGTGTATCTGTCAATCCAGTTACTGTTTCATTTACAGTTTTAAATCCACTCCATTTTGTTCGATCAGCATATTGATCAAAAATATAGGTATGTAACGTATCAGTACAATCTGTTTTTAACACTGCATACCTTGTTGTAGTATGTAGTTTTTGAGAAAAATGATCTGGCACATTATGCAATACATCCACATGAACACCTAATGGTTCTTTTAAAAATGCCAACTGGCCACCCAAAGGACCGTCAATATCGAATTTATTTCTATACCATTCCCCTAAAGGATCACATTTAACTGCCAATAACATATGTCCAGTTTCACAATCTTCATTAAATTTCTTTATCTCCCCATTCTTTAACTTTTTGTAATATTCTTTACGATTATATATTTTAACAAAATCTTGACCATCAGTAGTTAAATTTTCATCCCAAATAGTTTGTAATTCGGTAATCTCTTCATCACTTAGTATCATCTATTACACCTAAAATCGCATGATATCGATCTTCCTTTGAGTTGTTCCATACGCAATGCTCGTTCCATACATTTATCTTCATAACATCCCCTGCTTTATATGGTACTTTGCCTCCAGGTTTTATTCCAAATAAACATCCTTCTGGGTGGTTTATAGACATGTTATATAAGTATTTAGACTCTATTTCTCGGTCATGTGTGTGGGGAAGTATAATTGCCCCTGCATCTAATTTACGAATCTCAGGATCATGGTAACGATTCTTTTTTCGTTCATACCAGTTCATAAATGTAGGGAAAGTTTCGTGAGTAGGAAAGGCAATCCAACGACCAGGAAATCCTTTATCACCAAATTTTGCTAATCGTTTTGGTGCTACTTCTGACAAAGAATATATCTTCCAATCTGTAAACCTTCTACACTCTTCTAATATCTCTAAGTGTTCTTTACAGTTTTCTATCAGTTCCCAGCAGTCATTTATATCATGCCAATATTTTTCAGCAGTTATTTGAAAATGGTTCTTTCGATCAAAGAGAGAGGTGTTCCGAAATTTGTCTTCATCAAAATATTCATTTATCTTTGGCATTCTTTTTTATTTTCTTCGGCACATCAGATCTCATGTCTGCTACAGGTTGTGTTTTGCCTAAACCAGCAGGAGCATATTCTTTAATTTTATTTTTAATAGTCTCAACGAATCCGTACTTACGTCTATTCTCTGCACGTGCAATTCGTGCTAACCTGTTTGCTTCTAATTTAGAACGATGTGTTTTATATGACTTAGTTCGAGCATCTAATTCTTTTTTCTTCTTCATGCCATTAGGGTTCATATCTATCCCACCACCACTTGCCATATTTACTGGGGCATCTTCTTTAACTGGAGCTCCTGTGTAGGGAGACACTTCTTTCCATTTCTTTAACTTTGTCATTTCTTTAAATCCTCCAGACCTACATAAATTTTCTGCTGTGATTTCATATGTATTACAGGGAAAATATCTACCCCTAATATAGTATCTATTGCTGACTCATCATCATAAGCAACAACCTTGTCACCTTTCTTTGCACTCAATTCTTCTTCTTCTTTATTTAGGATATCGTTGACCAGAACATACTCTCCTTTAGGCAAAACCTCACCAAATCCAATAACTTCCTCTGAAATACTATCATCGATTTCGTGACCCTGTTCCTTCAAATATTTCATAAATTCCTTCTCAAACATATCGGGGTCATCTACATGCTCCTTAAATGTGTCTTTGAGCAGAAATAAAGCAGCGGCATAAGATCCCAATTTGGTTCTCAAACCTGGCACCTTACCAAAAATCTTTTTGATATTAAATATTAGTTTATGTAGGATGGTATAGGCATCTTGTTCTTTAGAAGTGCCTAATGTTGTTGGTACATTTGTTCCTGGTTTTACAGATCTGCGACCATCTTTGTCAATTATTCCAAGTTTAAATGCTTCAGTCTTCTCGAAAGGAGTGACAAGCAATTTTATAAATCTGTATGTTACGAATAAATCTATAGCTCTTCCCATTACAGTTCCTTTAAAACTTTTAAAACATTATCACTATGATTTATATCTTTCAATTCATTTTCTTCAATAATATTTAGGTATAATAAAAAAGACTTGAGTGTCTCCCAATATTCTTTCTGTATTTTAAACAGAAGTAGGGTCACGCAAGCCGATGGTCCGAATAGATTGTTTAATACGATGATATGATTTAGGAGTAACCTTTCTTTAATAACACCTGTCTCCTTATGTTTACGTAGAAGACGTTTGATGTATTTAAATCTTTTCATATCATCATGAAATTCTTTTTCACTTTCACATAGAGGGTTGTCATAATGCTTGATAGCAAACATCATGACATTATCTGCCGTTATTTTATCAAACATTAGTTAATGTTGGCACTTAAACTACAAGAGTTATCCTCATTTTTTTCATAACCTATAACTAATGTAAGACCACCTTCTATCATATGCGAGATACCATCATCTGCATGAAATTCATCTATGGGTGTATTAGGCAATTTGCCAAATCTACCACCAAATAGGGTTAAGGGCATTGAATAAGAACCCTTATCTTCACTCATCATAGGAACTTCATCAAAAGTTAATCCTACTTTCATAAGTGAACTTCTTAACACATGGATTGCATCTTCTGGTAAAATATAACTACCAGCAATGCTTCCAACCCAAGCATTCAATTTTCTAAGCACTTCAGGATTCTGAAATGCAATAGGATTGGTGTTTTTATCCACTGCCATGTCTTGATGAGAAGTACCGACCATTTCTTTGATATGTGATTTAAAACTTTTCATTATTCTTCTTCCATTGGCTCTGAATCAGAAGGCAAACTGTTACGTACAGTTTCTTCCAACATTTGAGCTTCTTCTTTCTTTTTAGGTCTTCCTCGACTTGCTAATGGTTGTCTTGGACTAGGATCAGGATTTACAGGAGAAATCTCTTGTATCTCTTGTATCATTCCAGCACCACCAGCACCATATCTTATTCCGTCATTTCTTGCCATACTACTCTCCTAATATAGAGGTAGGAGAGGGTTTCCCCTCTCCCCCAACTAACGATATTAATCGTCAGCAGTCTCTGCAATACCAGCAGATGCAGCTGTTGAAATATCAACTGAAGCAATTACTGCCCAAGAAGTACCCGTCCACATCAAGGTAATGGAATCTCCATCGTCCTCAAAGTCGATGTTAGTAAATCCGAGAGGATCAGCAGGAGTACATTCAGAAGCACCACCATCAGTATCGTTGATGATGACTTTGACCTGTCCAATTACCGTACCATCAGCAAGTGTGGTGGCAACAGAACCAGAAGTCTGCAATAACGTCACCGCATGGGTAACAGAAACAGCAGTCTGAGTCGCATCCGAAATATCCTCATACGAGTTTGAAAACCCGATAAATGAAGGAAGGTTGTTAATGAAGTTAGTAACACTAACTTTCTTATTGATTGGTGTTCCAGTAGGATCATCAATCACATGCAGTAGATCTGCACCAGCAACACCTGTCGAAAGATCAGTTAGTGCTGTAATTTTTTTGTCAGCCATTATGGCATCTCCTTATATTAACCCACAATATTATGGGAATGTTACTGTAGATATTAACTTTCGTTATTCTCTACATCACTTGATTCATCATCTATTCGTTTAAGAAAATCATTGCATTGTTGAACAGCACCTTGTAATGCCTGTAACAATGCAGTGTTTTCGTTCTTTTGATTATCCAACTCCACCAATCTTCCACGTACAGTTTCTATATCGGTTTCCAGAGTTTTCTTTCGTTCTTCAATTACTTCTTTAGTAATCATAATTTCACCTCACGTTCTTAATGTGTCATCTATTTATATACTTATGCAGTGACCGTTATAGTTCCTGCGGCTGTACCTTGTGCTGTAGAACTTGTAATAGTCGCAGCTCGTCCTGCCATTGTACATGTAGCATTGCCTTGGACTAAACCAGTACCAGAAAGTGCTACAGTTGGAGCATCAGAGTAATTAGCACCAGCAGTTGTTACTGCACAACTAACTACGGACATTGTAACTGAACAACGACCATTAGCTGCACTAGAACTGTCTCCAGTAATAGTAAGTCCAGTAACACCAGTAATTGCAGTTAAAGTACCAGCAGACTTAATTGTTGCACCAGTACAAGTTGTTCCACTAATCGTTAGTTTTGGGTCTGTACCTGTACCTAAGTCAACTGTAGCATCCTCTTCATCTGTGTAACCAGAACCAGCAGTTGTAATTGTAACACTGAAAATTCCAGCAGTAACAGCACCAACTGCAAAGGCAGTATCATATGTTGTATTGCCATGATCTTCGGACGCTGTTGGGAATGTCGTTGAACCAGTAGTGGCAGTTGGCCCAGTAATAGCACTCACTGAATCACCAGAGGTATCTTTAATCGTTCCACTATTAAGAGATACACAGTTAGCGGCAATAGATAACACATCGTCTGCGTCTGTTGCGGCGTTTGCAGCTCCGATTGCAAGAGTAAATGTTAATGCACTAGTTCCAGAACCACTTGCATATGAAAGTGTGTGGTTGGAATTCGTGTCGTTAGTAACTGTTAATTGTGGTGTACCAGTAACCGTTTGTGCTTCGTTAAAATGAACAGTAACACTAAGCGTTCCACCATCCGATTTATCAAATTCTGATATGTTCCAATCAAATCCTGTAATATCACCAACACCAAGTTTGTTATCCAATCCACGAATGAATACCAAAATTTCTGGATCAGCACTAGTATTATCGTTACCTGTCAGGGTAGATCCAGCTTTCACCGTCCACCCATGTTGATTGGCAACAATGTCTTCTTTTTGTTCAGTGGTAAAATGCTTCGGCTGATCTTCCGTTGCATCTGAAGCTCCCCATAAACCCATTGTTTTTCTCCTTCTTTTTAGAGTATCTTTACTCTATTTATACTATTTAAACCCTAGTCTCTTTAATTCACTTATAGATTTTCCTACATTTGTATGATGTATACCTATACCTCCAGCACTTTCCCATTCTCTGATATTCTTTTCATAGTCATCGATCAAGATATTGGAACTGCCATTTTTATTCTTTGCGTAGTCTTTCTTTTGCGTTCTCAAGACCAAGTGTATGTTTGCCCTCTTAAATTTTGCATGTTTCTTCAACCACCTCATTTTACCTTTCTTGGATGACGGATCACGTTTCGTGTAAGCAGACAATACATGAGGATCATACTTCGAGATAAAATCATACAGTCGTTTAGCATTAGGTTTCCAATCCAAATTTTGCCAGAAACCTTTATGGTTGTTTAGAATATTCCACCTTTCTTTAGACGGCATACTTGCAAAATCAGAACCAACAACTTCTTTAGCACCCCTCAAAAAATCAACGAGTACTTCATCCAAATCACAATAAATGTCAGGCAATTCCTCTTCGGATGCCTCAGAAAGTTCAACTAAACTTTTCATAATTTATTTTTTCTTTGCTTTTTCTTCTATATCAGGATTGACATCTACTTTTGCTTTTTTACCACCTGTCATGGTTTTCTTACCCTTGACTTCATCATCTTCTTGCTTGTCTTTCGAATATTCAGCAACCTTTTTGATTGCTTCTTTCCAAGTTTCTCTGGCACGATTAGATTCTGATTTCTTCTTCTTATTCCTCAAATCAGCAAGATCGTCAGCCTCGATATCTCCGTCTTTGTCAACATCCAGTTTCTTTTGCTTGGGAGACAATGCTTCCTTTTTCTCGTCATCATCACCATTCTTCTTGCCTTTTCCCTTCAACCAAGGTGGCATACCTTCTTTTTTAGTGGACTTTTCATCATCCTTGTCATCACCCTTTTTATCCTTGTCTAACCAAGGTGGTAGACCCTTTTCATCTAACTTTTGCGTCACTTCTTGACCTGGAGTTAGATTCTTGGTATATTCTGTATACCTGTCAGTACCAATTTCAAAAGACTGCATATGAAGTTTCTCTGCTTCCGTCTTCTCAGCAGCGTTTTTCCATACTTCTAGAATGGAGGATTCAATACTGCCTTTCTTCGTTTTCATGTATTTACCCATTTTTTCTCTCCTGTATTTTTTCATCTATCCTAGATAAGATGGGGTTATAAGATGCAGATAATTGCCCTGCAACTTCTTTTGATTTAGATGCTTTCTTTGCCTTTTCTGATTTTCTTTCGGTATCAGCGGCACGTTTTTCTGCTTCTTTTTCTTTTTGGTCAGCTGCTTTTTGTGTATCACTAGTTGCTTTATCACTGGCCTTTGCTGTATCCATTTCTTTTTTCTTGCTTGCTTGTGCTACATCAACATTTGCTTTCTGTTTTGCTTTTTCACGTTCATTAGATGCCTTCTCTCTTTCTGCTTCTTGCTTTGCTTTTTGAGCATCTGCTACAGAAGTTTGTCTATCTTTTATGGCATCTGTTTGCTTTTGTTTTGTTTCTTTTTCTTTCTCTTTTTCTTGCTTGGCTTGAACTTTCTTTGCCTGATCTGGTGCTTGATCGTCCTTTGCCTCTCCGAAACTCTCTTTCAATGCATTCAACAAATCCCTTTTAGATTTTGCAATTTTTGCCTGAAACTTTTCCTTATCTGCTGGTTTACGCATTGAGTTATATTTTTGTTGTATTGATTGAGCAATTTTTGGATCAATTTTCTCTTTCTTACCGTCCTGAAATTCTACCTTAAAATTTCCTCGTAAAGAAACGACCTTTCTCATCTGAGCAATAATATTCTTGGACGCTGCTTTAACATCATCATCTGATGCCGTTACATCGTCATCATCCTTGTCCTTGAACTCTCCAGACTTCCTCATTGCCCTCATTGCATCAGAACGAGCAGACTCTAAAAATCTATTTACTTTTTCCAACATAGTCTCTTCGGACATCAATGACTTAACAGTCTTAACATCTAGACCCATTGTCTTTGCAATCCACTCAGGTTTTTTTCCTTGTTGAATATACATATGAAGTTCTTTCATTTTGCCTTCAACAATTTCAACTTCTTCACCAATCTTCAGTTTATCTCCACCCTTAATTAATTTCATGATCTCTTTAGGGTCTTTGACTTCTCTTGCATTGCCACTTGGGGAAGGAACAAGTGCGTGATCAATTCTCATACCTTTTTTTTCTTTTTCTTTAATATTCTTTGCACTAGGGAGAACACTAACACTCAAGTTTTTATTATCCTTGTGTCTCATAACAATGACAGGTTGAGTCATTTTGTTTGGTCCTTCATCAAGGTCAACTCCTTCCTGGGCAACTTTCAAGGTAGTTCCAACTTGAGAAAGACGAATTTTATCTTGTTTGATACCGTATTTTTTCGGATTATCTATTAAGTTGTGCCATAATTTTCTAGCACCCTGCTCGGTCTTATGCCTTGCAACTTCCTTTTTCTTCCATGTTACAATAAAATCTTCTGCAACATCTTCAATGATGCCGTGGTTTCTAGCAAATTTCTTTGCACCTTCCAATGAAGGATGAGAACCCCAATCTTTGATTAACTTCTTTCCAGACTTGTCATACACTCCCATAGAGAAGGCGTCTTGCTTACCAGACATGCCTTTAGTGTCTCTTGGCAAAACCTTGAACACACCTTTGCCATCTTTGGTAGGTTGAACAACACCCTTGGCTTCATCAAGGTCAACTTCTTCTTTGAAATTCTTAACTATATCAATTATTTTCTTTTCTGCACCACCTCTTGTACGATCAGGCACAGAAGATTTACCAGAAATAGGGTCTTTCATCTTATCCAAAACTTTTTTTGCTCCTTCTGGAGTAAGTTTATTAATTACTTTACCTTTGTCATCTTTTATTTCAACTGCTCCAGATTTAGGTTTATATCTTGAACCTCCTTTAGCAAGAGATTTTAGTTGTTCTATAACACTTTCATCAAGTTCAACTTCTTCTTTAAGTTTAGGAAGATACTTCTTGACAAGAGCATCCCTCACCTTCTGATCTTTTGAAGTGATAGACCCTCTTTTATCGTGATCCTTTTTGATCTGAGCAATTTGTCTCTTTTCATAAGCATCACCAAACATATTGACAAGTGCTACACCATTTTCAGTATGGAAATTTTTGTCTTCATTGTCATCAAACTTTTTCCTATCGAATTTTTCATCTACTGTTGCAAGTTCTCCATCCTTTGTCATTATGTGTGGGTGTTTATGTTTTTTCTTACCTTTATGTTCGTCAACCTCAGTTTCTTCTACCGCAAAATACCCCTTCTTTTCATATTTCTTGAAATCCTTTTTATCAATAACCATGACACCACTATCTTTGCTCTTAATCATCATCTCTTTTTTGGGATCTTTTAATTGTCGGGTTTTCTCTACGAGTTTAGAAATAGCATTTTGATAAATGGACATTACTGGGGATATATCTTCCCTGATATTCAGACGTTTCATTGCTTTCTTGATTATAGGTCTTGCATCACCTTTTGGATTTTTATCAGCGGCATCTTCCAGATCATCAAATAACTCATCGTCACCAAGATACTTATCAATTTTATTTTTTGCATTATTGGCCATTTTACCTAACTCAATAGGTTTGGTAAGAAGTCTTTTAAGACCTTTTATTGCTTGATTACCTTGAGGCAATTGCCAAGTACCTTCTTTGACAACTTCTTCTTTGTACATATTCAGTTCATAATTTTTTCCTGTATTGTACACTTGAACTTGAATGCCACCCTTATCACCTTTTAATCCATATTTGTTTGTTTTACCTTTTGATGGTTTTGCTGGGCCAGATGCAACCTTTTGATCGATCTCGTTGGGATTAACAGTTATACCAAATTTCTTTTTTGCATGGGCATATGCGTGTTGCATTGCACCAGAAAAAGTCTTATGATACAACTCATAACCAGTTGCTGACTTTGCTTCATCAACTTCAACTTCTTCTTTACGACCAGAAGCTTTCATTGCTAGGGATTGGAGTTTTAATATTTGTCCTTTTGTACCACTGTTAATCATCTTCTCCATAGATTCTTTATTTTTAGGGTTAATCTTATCATAAACTGCCATGATGCCAGATGCAGTAAAGGAGTCTACTTTCAATTTACCATCTTTGAACTTAATGGTTTGCATTGCACCCTTCGCAGCTTTCCTCATCAAGTCCATATTATCTTCATTGAGAGAATATATTTCTCGATAGGCATCTGCCATTGTTTTTCTATAAACGGTCATTTTTTCTACTCCCATACCCTTGTATAAATAGGTGGTGTTCTTCTATGCACAGAATGTTTTATCTTCCTATCAAAGTGACTTCTATGCGGTGATACATTTTCATTTCCGTGGCCAATTCCCATCATTAATAAAGGGGCATCGTCTAAACCAAGAGATTTTTTAATCTCTTGTTGAACGTCCTTATCTGCACAATTAAGTTGCCCAGTTTTATATCCCAATAACGCACATAATAATTCTAAATATCCTACCGACATTCCTACCGCTGTTGCTCTATCTACTTCGTATTTTTGTTCATTCCAACGATGGAGGATACTATCGTTGTCCCAATTTTCAAAAACTACTAAAAGATTAGCAAGAACTTGTGTCTGTGTAGCATCTTCTCCTATTGAATCTACCCAAAGTTCGTCATATATTTTCTGAATCGCATCTCTATTTTTAATAAAAATCACTTTAAAATAAGTGTTATTATCTTGCCCAGCTGGGCAATTGGTCATTGCTTGTTTAAATAACTCCAAATCATCTTCTGCAACATCCTTACTTAAATCCCAATTATACTGAGGATGATAAGTTGTCGGCATTGCTTCTTTTAATTGTTTTACTAACCTTTGGTCCATTTTTTATCTTCTATTTATTGTTAATACTATTTACAAAGTCCTTAAAGGATGATACTGCTTCTTTTTTGTTCTTCTTAGTTTTTTTATCCGTAAAAATTGGTTTTTTACCAGCCGCAACCCGTGATTTATCAAACTTCTGTAATTTTGCTAAAGGAGACATTTTTTCTTCCATCGGATCATATTCTGCTTTCAACTCTGTTGGCAACTGGCCTTTATCAACTAATTTATTAATATATTTGATGAAAACTTTTACATCCACTCCTTTGTTTACTCTTGCTATATACCACGCTGCTTTTTGAGGATTATCTCTGTACTGTTTCTGTTTAAATAATTCGGCATATTCCTTTGTTATTCTTTCATACCCTTTAGGGTGGGATACTGTATGAATTTTACCTATAACTGATCTCCACCATGACATTTCTTCTAAACTCTCTCCCCGTTGCTTTGCATAGTATGCACCAAGTGCCATATCTTTACGTTTTTCCTTGGATTTACCTTTAAACTGAGGGGCATCAGACTTTTCAAAATCATCTATATAATCATCTACAGGGGCAGTTTTGGCAAGTTTTTCACGTAGTCTTGGTTCTCTTCGATTCTTGGATGGATTTTCATTTTTCAAATTCTTGGGGTCATTATTCATAGGATTATTGTCCTTATGACCTACATCCATACCTATCTTAGTCTTGTCACCCATAACCCTCCGTGCTTTATTCCTTGAAGAACGTCTGGCAACCTGTTCTGGTTTGCCTTGATAATTGTCATATTCCTTACGATAGTTCCGTTCATCAAGGGTAATATCATGCAACCAAACCTTGTGAACCTTACCATCTTCTTCCACCATTGTCAAGTAGTTTGTTCCTCTACGAACAATTTCACCACTCACACCATTTGCTTCTACTAGTTCTCCCACATTCCAGATTTTACCTGTGAGATATTGATCTCTGAGATACTCAAAATCAGACATATCCCCCATGTTTCGTTCTTCACGAACACCCATATTTGAACGAATATCTCTATATAATTTTTCTCCTTCCTTAAAACTGGAAGGCAATCCTTGAATAAAAGAATCCTTGTCTCCATCTTGTGCCGCTGCTCTCATCTTGGATGCAGACATGCCCTCTACACCTTCAGAGTCAGGATCACGTGCTCCAGCAGAAACAACATCTATATTATCAAATTCGTAGAAACCATGAGTGCTTTTTGTTCCATTATACTTTTTAAGAAGACTGCTAAACTCAGCAACCCTGTCAGACCCAACAACCATAGTAATTGATTTATGACCTTTATCATAAAGAATCTTGGCAACCTCAAATACATTCCGTGCCTTGCTGATTTGGATGTTCTTGGCATATTTCCTGAACATCTTCTTCATGTACGCAATTTTAAGAGAATGAGGCAAAGGATTTCTCTTAGGATCTTGTGAATGTGTAGGAAACACATACATAGGATCTCGTCCTGCCTTACTGGAAAGTTTGTTTATAAGTTTTTCATGACCAGTAGTAGGTGGGTTGAATCTACCTAAAGTAAAAACTGCATTACCTGTTGCTTCTGTCAAAGTCTTAAAACTACGCATTATCTCTTGCTTTCTTCTGTGCTTCCTTTGCCTTTGCTATTCTAGCACCTTCACCTTTCTTTATTACTATTGCCAATTTTTTGGAAATTTTATCTATTTTCTTGCCGAATTGAACCATAATTCTCTGATCAATTTTAATTCTTTGAGCAAATGCCATATCCTTATACGTAGGATAAAACTTTTTCCTCATCATATTAATTGCCTTTTTACGTGCAAGTGCAAGAATTTTTTCTGGAGTTTTTCGTCTGAGTGCTGATCTTGCCTTCTTCATTTTAAAAATGGCAGATCTTGCCATCTTTTTCATTCTACGTGCCATTCTCTTACGTTGAAGAAGGGGAACAGATTTTTCGTAAATATCTGAAAATTTTTGTGTCATTTGTCCCATGCCTTTATTGCGGTGAAGTTGTTAAATGAGAATTCCATACGATCTACTAGTTTAACAGCACCACCACTTACTCTATCAATAGCAACAAATCCCTCTGGGTTTGTTACCTTAAATCCATTAGCAGTCTTAATGAAAGTGTCAGTAAGTTGCTTGACACTATTTAGTTTTTTTACTATTTGCATTTTTGCTTCAACTAATAAATTTTGAAATGTGATTATTTGAATTAGGTTTCTTGTATGTTTCTTGACCTCACGTACATACTCTTTCTGCATATCTTCATATTTCTTCTTACCAGCAGGACTTTTTACTTTGTCTATTTGTTTTTGTATGGAATCAGATACCCACTTCTCATAACCCTTTGCATGATTGGAGGGATTTTTAATCTTCTCACCAGCACGAACCTTGGAGTTATTATAGGTTTTGAGAGATGCACCAGCAATCGCACCTGTCATACCATTTTGTACTGTGAGAAACTTTCTTAAACCATTCGCATTAATCTTCTGAAAAGTCACCCCAACTTGTGATAGTATTTTAGTAACCCTCTGTGTTTCTTTTTCTGTAAAAGTAGACGTGCCTGTTGTATCTTTGTATGTAGCATCATCCATCCATACACTACTAGGTGTTTTCAGTCCTGATATGTTTACACCAAAAGATGCTTTCATATCCTGTAATGCGTCACCTGTATACGTAGTATGCCATACGATACCTATATTAGACTTCTTTATGATACTTCCTAACTTACTATCCACAGGTATAGCATAAACAATAGTATTAGGCTGGAAAGTATAGTATGTAATATTCTCGATCTTTGTAGTCTCGACATCGTCCGTATACATGAGATCACCTTGCAGGACTCCTTTAATGCCCAACTTAGAAAACTCTTGCAATGCGACTTTAAATTTTGAATTAAGTGCGCCAGAGAGGTCATCGTCAATCTCCTTGGTTGTTTTGTATAACTTTGGATTGACGTTAAAAACACTCTTCTTCGCAACAAAAAATTTACCATCTTCTGGATCGATACCAGCAAAAATCGCAGGAGCTCCGTCCCACTTAACAGTCATATTTACGGAACTACGACTGGCTCCTGCCATCATGTCTCTGAGGGAACGCAGAAAGTTTAATGCAGCTCGACCTCCATCAACACCGTAGTTGAGTATTTCGTCTTCCAAATGTTCAAGGTGTAGATTTTTTCCACCCTTGTCCTCTAGTAATATTTCGTTAAACCTCATCATAACAGCTTTACCGTAGTATTTACATTTACATTAACATCTAATTGAAATGCTTGTAAGGCATAATACATCCCTTGTTTAACTTTTTCTATAACGACATCTACGATTTCTCTAATTTTTTCTGTTAACCATTTCCATAATCCCATTATCTTATTTTTAAGCCAATTCAAAACATCTTGAACTTTCTTTTTAAAACTAATTTCTGTTAAAGAACCTTCACTCAAGAGAGTTTTGTTATGTTCTATCTCTTCTTTAGCAGAACCTTCTAATTCTCCAGTTTTATCTAACACAACATTAACACCCACTCTTAGTGCCTGATAGAAAGAATACCCTGCCTTTACACCTTTAATATTATAAGAATTAGCCTTTAAATCTGGTCTAACTTTCATTTTTTTAGAAGTCATAGCAATAAATTTGTCATCTATTTTCAAGAATTTCATTCTATCCATCCTATAATCCCATATAAGCATATGTGTTGCTTCACCTTTGGAATCCCCTGCTCCTTTATTTGGAAAAGCTTTTCCTCCAAATTTTTCCCATCCTGTCATAGCTTCTTTTGCGAAAGCATTGCCCACTTTTGAATTGCTAAAAGCAGTCTCAAATAATTTAGTTATCTGGCTTTTCATTTTTTCTTGATTATCTACAATCTCTTTTGCTTTTTCATTTCCAGTTTTTTTTGCTTCTTCTGGCGACATTTTCTTTAATAGACCAGAAGTAACTTCGGCACCAATAGTTCTAGTATCATCTACAAAACCTTCAACTGTAGAAATAAGAGCATCTTTTAATTTACTCGACTCACCAGAAATCTCTAAAGCAGACAAAATAGTTGCTTTTGCCTCTAATTTTTTACCTGACATTAATTGAGCAGAAGGGCCCTTTACAGAAGTTTTATTACCACCCACCGCAATATCTGCTTTAGATGTATCTATTTTTTTATCAGTGATTTCTTGCCAAGGTTTAGAAACAGACATCTTAGATTGACCAGCACCAGCATCAGATGAGTTGCCAGGTAAAGTTTTCTTACATACTTGAGCAAACTTATATAATACGTCTAATTTTTCTTTATCATTTTTACCATTAGTTGCAAAAAATGGTTTACCACCAGCATCAGCAGCTTTAAGAAACTGTTTAACAGTTTGATCTTTTAATATATTTGTGTCGAAAGTTTTTTTACTAACTCTAGAATTATTATGACAGGCGGCAATAACACCTTCAAAGTAGGTAGACGCACCCTTTCCTTCAGTTATAAAAAAATTCTGTATTTTATCTATAGGTGGGGTATAATTTTCTGTTTTTGGTTTAACTTGCTTAACGCAGTCTTGAATCATCGACATCCACTTTCTCCATTTGTTATTATTTAGTATATTGTAGAAGTTGGTTTTCTAGATAATTGCCCCTTAAATATTTTTCATCCTTTTTTTTGATCACAGACCTATAGTTCTTATAGTCTGGATTAACCTGTTTAGTCTTCTCAGCATCAATCAATCCCCTAGACTCTAATACATCAAATATGTCTTGCCAAGGTTCTCGTATGGCAAATTTTAGTATTAGTCTCTCGTATGAAACCTTCTCAACACTATGCTCCACAGAACCTACGTCTGCCAAACATGCTTCATAAGGATAATCTTTTCCGTATATATGAAGGTCTGGTGTAGTCTCTGGTTCCAGATTAAAATTGATACCTACGATACGTTGATAATCCAAATGCTCTGTCAGTCTTGTGTGTGGTAATTGAAAGGAAAATCTGGGTTTAACATTCATATCAGTTATACCAAGGTCATCCATTATTTCTTCTACAACATGATCACATTTAAATAATTTCCACCACATCAATATTGGAGGATCAAATCTATGCCATCTCCCTCTTTCATAATTATCATAGAAGTAGGTTCTTAAATATTTCTTATCAACCTGATAATTTAGATGACAAAACATCCTTTATTTCCTTAAAAGTTCCCTCTGCAAAACTTAATTTAAATAAATATCTATCTTTAGTAGTATATACAGCATGTTTTTCAGATGTGTTCAAAAGACCCACCCTGTAATAAACCTGTTCATCATTTTCAAAATATATGGGATCGGGGTCTTCTGTCAATACAAAATTTATACTGCATTGAGTGCCACGATCTGTATGAAGACCCAATCGATATCCTTTTTTCTGATAATAAAATCTAGGGTAAGATTCCATTTCTGTTAAATCTGTAAAATATTTTGCGAGAGATAAGGCATATGGGCATTTATCTACATCCTTAACATGCACTCGAAGTTTTTCATAAAATTTCGAAACCTTCTTTTTTAAATGGGGATTCTTATCAAACCATTCAACAAAATCTTCATTAGATTGATTTCCTACATCAGTAAATGGTTTGTACCCTCCGATTGCTGTTGCTTCTTGAAGTAATCGTTTTCTATCAAAGTTAAAATCAAACTTCCATAGACTCATACCTTCCATCCTTCTCCAAATACCTGTCCAGAAGGAACGGGGTCCAGAAAATCTTCTTGACCACTATCTACAAGATCACTTTGTTCTGATATTTTGACATCCGATAATCTCATCCTAGCACGGTCTATTCCTATAACGAATCTTTTGTTTATCGTGGGATCATTATAACGGTTCTTCAACTGCTTGACTGCTATCTGATTAAGTTCATCAAGTTCTTCATTAGAGATCAAAGCAAATAAGAAATCAGCAGTCTGGGGCAACCCCCAAGACTCAGCAGTATCTGTCATATCTACATCTGTAGAAGAAAATCCTGATCTGGTAGTTTGAGTTGCTGTGAATATAGGCAAATTCAGTTCCACTGCTAACCCTCGCATTTCTTCTGCACAACTTTTCACCATTGTATAGGAATTAACATTACTTGCTCCCTTAAATCTACTGGACGCACAAATATTTATATAATCCACGAATACAATATCTGGTTTAAAAGATTTCTTAATAGCAAGTTCTTTAATCAATCCTCTAAAATGACCAGCATGTGCCGAAGCAGTTGGATACTCCTTTACAATCAAAGTTCCAGAAGTGGATTTTATAATCTTTGCAATTTTATCATCAAACATCTTCTTCGGCAAATCATGCAAATCTTCCATACTTATGTTCATTAAATTTGCATCAATCCGTTCTGCGATCCGTTCCTCTGCCATCTCTAATGTAATATAAAGTACATTCTTCCCCTGAGACAAACAGTTTGCAGCGACATGACACATGAACAAAGACTTACCAACACCTGTGCCAGCAAGTGCAATGTTCAGTGTCTTGGGGGGCAGTCCTCCCTTGGTGATCTTATTGAAGAACTCCAGATCAAACGGAATCTTCTCCTCTACTGTGTGATAATATTCATATCGGGAGTCACTATCCAACAGGTAATCGTGGCCAACAGCATTATCGAAACCCACAGCAAGGGCATCTGTGAGAATGCTCGGAATTGCAGATACATCTCTATCTTTATCTTTTCCATCAATGATTTGTATGCCTTTAACAATCGCATTATATACCGCCTTATCCTTACAAAATTGTTCAGTTGTATCACACAACCAATCGAAATCTACATCTGTAGATTTTAGTGTTTTTATAACTTCAACTACTTTCTTGTAGTCTAACTCATTTAAATCTTTCCTACTTTGAACCTCAATTTCTAATGAGGTCTGAGTTGGTATTTTCTTATACTTGTCAACGAACTTTGCAATTTCTTCAAATATCGTTTTCTCAGTTCGATCTGAAAAATAATCTCCCTTCATGTGA